CAACAAGAGTTTATGATGGTATAGATTATGGAGTTGTAACTGGTGATGATTTACCAGCACAAGCATCTTCAACAGTTACAGAAAAAGTATATCATTTAGATCAAGATGCAATTTATAGACCTGGATGGGAAACAAGTCACATCAAGGCATCAAATGACTCATTTATTCAAATTGTATCTGTCTTTGCTATCGGATTTACATATCATTTTGATATCAACTCTGGAGCAGATGCTTCTATTACAAACTCCAACTCAAACTTTGGGCAAGTTGCACTTAAATCTTCTGGATTTAAATCGGAAGCATTCGATAAAGATAATCATGCATACATCACATCAATTGTTGCACCAAGATCTATAGATTCTTCTATACCAGATCAAATTGACTGGTTGCAACTTGATGTTCCAAAAACTAGAACTGTTGGAGATTCTACCAAATTATTCTTATCTGGTTTTACATCTAGAAGTTCTGAACCAACATCTTTAGTTCAGGGTTATAGAATTGGTGCTAAATCTAAAGATGTAATTACCATTGATCAGGGATCAAGTAGTTATAGTGCCGCAGTATACATGACAGGCACAAATAATCAATTGAATAGAAATGAAAAATCTTATGATGTTCAGTATATCAGTTATCAAAATCATTTTTACATTGGATCTAACAACCTAAAAACTGGTGAAACAGTTATAATTAATAGTTCCACAGGAGATCTTCCCGAAAACATTAAAGAGCATAGTGTTTATTTCGCAATTACTCAAGACACTGATGTTTATAATGCAGTATCAAATCCAGAGGGTCTTCGTAGTAGTGAATTTATTAAATTAGCATCATCATACACATACGCATTTTTGGGAGAAGCAGTCTCTTCTTATCAGGGAAGTGGACTAACAATTAAGAGTAGAATATCCGATAAAAATGCTGGCGACATTGGATCACCAATTCAATGGGATACATCTAATAATCAATGGTATATTAATGTTAAGTCCAATAATGCTATTTACAATTCATTCTTAGATTCTGGAGTTGGATATGATCCTAATGATGATGCTAAGTATTCAGATTCTACAGATTTAGCATATGTCACTAGAATCGCAGATGAAAGAGCACTAGATGAGAAAACATATAAACTAAGAGTTGTCATACCAAAAGAAGCATATAATGCAAAAAATCCAGAGATCGGATTTATTCTTCAAGATTCTAGTTTTACTGGTGCTCTTACCGATAATGATATTCCTGGTCACACATCTTCTAGAACTACGCTACCATTAAGCAATACATCATATAATAGAAATACCAAATTTATTAAAACTGCAGAAAAAGTTGGTTCATTATTAAAGTATACCACAGAACTTCCACATAGAGTAAAAGTTAATGACACTGTAATTATTAGAAATGTAAAAGATTCTAGTGAAACTACAACAGGTCAATTCAATAGAGGATATAATGGATCATTTACTGTCGATAGTTTAGTTGATGAGTATAGTTTTTATGTAAGTTATAAGGACATACTTGATATACAACATGATCCAGGAACATTCCAAAACGATACAACTCAAACTAGAACAGTAAGTGAACTTCCAACTCTCGAAAGAAATGATATAAAATCAAATCTGTATATCTATAGAAATGATGTAATTTCGGACTACATTTATAATCAAAAAGATGGAATCTATCACCTATATGTTCTATCTGCCAATAATGCAGTTCCAAATACTTTTACTGATAGCAAATTTACACAAAGTCCAGTAGATCTTTATCCACAATTGGATAGAGATAATTATGATGATAATCAATTATCTGCAAAAACATTTGCCAAGAGATCTCCAATTGGTGATGTTGCAACCAATGATCTCAAAAAGAGTATAACTAGAGAAACTTGCGACATATTCTGTGAGGAATTTAATTTAGGTCTAAAAATTAACACTGTTAGTACCACGAGTACAACTGGAACTCTAGGGTTCTTATATAATCATGGTCTTGGGGGTGTTAACAATGGTTCCTTAACCGCAGGTGGATCCAGTCATACTGAAGGTGTTTATCATAATGTAAAACTATATAATGACTCCGTACAATCTGATTGGAGAGGTGCTACAGGTAGAGTAACTGTAAATTCTAGTGGTTTAATTACCGAAATAAAAATATCTGCTAAAGGATCTGGATATTCTGATAGTGATACTTTATATCCAGATGTTACTGTTATAGGTGGATCTGCAGATTCATATATGACATTATCAACATCTGGTATTACTACTTATATTGGTGATGTAATACAATTGACTGGTGATGGAGAAACTGCAGATGCTTATTACAGAATTAGTAGTGTAACTAAGAATACAGTTGGATTTGCTAGGACAAGTGAAGATCCAACACCAACCACTAGTCAATATGCATTTGTTGTTGGGCCTTCTGTAAAAATTGATTCAACTTCATTTGCTAATATAGTTACTACAATCAACGGTGATACACAAATAACAGTTGGTGCTATTACATTTACTACTGTCAATTCTCATGGATTAAATGTAGGAAATAAGTTTAGAGTTATTTCATCTACAAATAACAATGCTGGTGATTATATTGTAAAGGACGTTACATCAACGACAACATTTACAGTTCAAACTGAAAGTGATCTACCATTCTCCGTTGCTGGTGGTTATGTTCTAAAACATGGATTATCTTCAAATGAAGGAATATCTGATATTAGAACTGAAAGTTATTCTTCCCGTACTATACCATTTTATGATGGTGAAGTATTTAAATTAACTGGCACATATAATGCAGGAAGTAATGCTGCACTGTCATTTACATGTCTAAGTGGAGCAAATGTATCCGATAGATTGAGACTTGGTGATTTCCTCCAAATTAATGATGAAATATTCAGAGTTAGTGGAGAAGTTACCAACACTAGTGCAGTTGTTTCAAGAGGATATCTTGGAACAAAGCAAGGAGATCATGAGTCTGGAACTTTATTTAAGAAAGTTAGAGCAATTCCTGTTGAATTTAGAAGACCTTCAATTTGTCGTGCATCTGGTCATACATTTGAATATCTTGGATATGGTCCTGGTAATTACTCAACTGCATTACCTCAAGTTCAAATTAAAACTTTAAGTGAAAGAGAAGATTTCTTAGTCCAAGCACAAGAAAGATCTGCTGGAGCAGTTGTTTACACTGGAATGAACAGTAGAGGTGATACCTTTAATGGTAATACCAAAGTATCTGCTGCTTCTGGTGAAACTGTTTCATATGATATTCCAAAACCAACGGTTACTGGACAAGATCCATCTAAATTAAGTGTTGCTTTTGATGAAATAACCATCAGAGAAAGAATTATTGTTGAAGGTGGAACATCTGGATATGTTCTTTCGCAATTTGATGGTCCAGTTACAATGACCAAAAACTTGAGAGTTAAAGGTAAATCATATTTTAATAATCAACTTAGAGTAACTTTAGCGGGGTCCTCTTCAAATCCAACCACTGGTGCATTTGTCGTTAAAGGTGGTATTGGTGTTGGAGATGATTCACACTTTGGTGGAGATATTAATGTTGTAGGAGACGTTCTTTTAACAGATAACTCCATCTTAGGTCTTGGAACTGATGTAAATAAGAGACTTGAAATTTATACCTCTCCAAGTGATAGTGCTCATTATTTAAAGAGTACTACCACTGATAGAGAAATCCGTGTTAAAACAGGAGATGCATTCCTTGTTCAAGACACTTTAAATAATCCAATAATTCGCGCCGATGCACAAACAAAACAGGCAACTTTATACTATGGTGGAACTGAAATACTTACAACAGAAAATACTGGCATAAATGTTACTGGAATTGCTACTTTTAGTGAGGCAGTAGTAGTTCCATCAATTGTTTTTGGTGATAATACTTCTTCTACAGACAAATCATCTATATCATATTCTTCTGCTACATTATACATAGAAAATAATAATGATAGTTCTGGCGATATTTACATTAGAAATTCCGATACAGATGATAATGCAACTGATAGATTCATTTATATCAATGCCATTGATAATCATAATTCGATTGAATGTAAGTCCAATGAATATGTAAAACTTTATTATAATGGTGATGAAAAATTAGCAACTACCAACACTGGTGTAAATGTTACTGGAACTGTTACTGCATCAACAGGATTTTTACCTGATACAAATGCTGGTGCATATCTTGGAACATCATCACTGAAATTTAGTGACTTGTATATTCAAGGTCAGGCAACTATTGATAATATACAAATAGATGGTAGTACAATTCAAAACACTTCATCTGGTAATATTACGATACCTAAAATATCTGCAACATCTGTTTCTACATCAACTCTTTCTGCAACATCTGTTACTTCATCATCTCTTTCTGTATCATCCTCTGCTAGTATTCAGTCACTGACTGCTTCAGGAACTCTAACTGTAAGTGGTTCTATTGTTTGTACTGGCGACATTACAGCATTTGCTTCTGATATAAGATTAAAAACTAACATTGAACCTATCGAAAATGCGTTAGATAAAGTATGTAAATTGCACGGATTTACATACAACTTCAATGAAATTGGACAATCTTTAGGATTTGATGGCGATATAGTTCATGCTGGTGTTTCTGCACAAGATGTTCGAGAAGTCTTACCTGAGGTAGTTCGTTCTGCTCCAGCAAGCAATGACTATATTACCGTTCAATATGAAAAACTTGTCCCACTATTAATTGAAGCAATAAAAGATTTAAATGCTAAGGTTGATTACCTTGAACAAAAACTATTAGATAAATAACTAAAAAAAGTGTAATGTCCAATATTAGAAAGTCATTTAATTTTAGAAACGGACTTCAAGTTGATGATACCAAATTTATTATAAATGCAAATGGCCTGGTTGGAATTGGATCTACAATTCCAACACAATCTCTTGATGTTGGTGAAAATGTTAAAGTTCATGGGACAATTGAAACTGAATATCTAACAGTAAACAATACTACAACAATACCAACTACTAATTCTAATAGAATCAATGTTGGTGTAACAAGCATTACCTCTGG